CACGGCGTTGATAACATTGATAAGGGAGGCAACTTGCGCTCCATTGAGTGAAGCACCACCGAGCATATCCTCGTCCGAAGGTTGTCCAGCGGGTGTCTGTTCGCCTTCTGTTGGGGTCGCTTGTGCTTTTTGTGAATCTCTGATCAATCCCTCTGCGGCGATGTCGGAAATCGTGTCTGCCGATACTTCGTACTCGCCAGCCAAATCCTTCACTAGCTTGGCCTCAATCGCCCTTTGTCTCATAGCACTTTCAAAATCTTGGCCTCGCTCGGCGTAAATGTCGGCGGCAGTTCTGAGGCCGGTCTTGAACTCGGAGATGGCCGAGGCAGATTCTCTCCCTAAATCAATAGAGACATTAGCCCCGAAATTGAATATGCCCTTGGTTGTTCTGCTTCCCAAATTGTTTTCGATCAACCCACGAGAGACGGCATCGGCAAGCACGATGTTTTTGATTGGTCGCAGAACCTTGTCATCGATGAGCTTCTGGTATCTGCGGAAGGTGCGCCCTGCTTGTTGCATCTCAAGGCGAGCAGTCGGGCCACTCATAGCGGAAGGGTCAACGGCGAAGCTGTAAGGGATGCCCACGCCCAAGCAAATATTCCTCAAAAGAATCTTGTGGAACTCTGCAAACGCACCGGAGGGACGGCTCGGGCCATCGGGGAACACGATGTCTTCACCCGGTTCTAGGTATGAGATTTTGCCCGACTCAATCGCTTCTAGCTTAATCGTATCGCCATTAACATTCTCATCGTTTGTGAGCGTGGAGAGGTCGGAGGCATTGTTGTTATTCCTCTTTACGATTCCGGCTTGCGAACTTGCGTTCTTTGCGGCCATCTTCTCAAAGTTGATAATATCGTAAATATCTGTTGCATCGTTAATTGCGGTATGGAAAGCGGAGATTCCTCGGTACTGGTCGATGCGGAGTGGGTCGAATAGGTGGAAGGCTTGGCTTGCGGGGATGGTTGCTTGATAGGTGTAGAAATCTCCAATGCTTCTATTATAAATATCGTAGGCACTCGGCGCACCAGTATCTCGATCAATATGGATTCCACCGATCAAATCTAGGCTTGTATAAACCTTGAATGGGTCGCCCACTCTATCTGCCTCGATGCCTTGAATCTTTAGGTTGCCATCCTTGTCTCTCACGAGAACTATCAAAAAATCTCCGTCTCGTAGCATCGACATCATCGCCACCTGCATAAGAGTTGAGCCGGTGTGCCTTGTCGAGATATCGCACTTGTCCCACCACTCTGCCCAATATGCCTCGACCTCTGTATTGACCTCGGGGTTTTCTGTTCGGGCTTGGTAGGAGATGTTTGCGGCGGTGTGACTGGCGAACTTCATAAGGATGGAGCGAACAAGGCCAACATTCTCTGCCAAGTCCCTAGCCCTTTTCATAAGCTCCACTCGGTCATAGTTGGAACGATAATCTTCCGCACCAGAAAGCGAACTCGGCCCTTTACGCTCCCTTGTATATTTGACCGCATCGTAAGAGAAGTTGACGAGCTTCTGCCGTGCAATCATCCGATTAACTGCCCCTTGCGGGTTCAGAAAGGCAACCGCTTTATCGATTAAGTTTAACTGGGCTTTTTTCACGAGAAGTTAGCGTAGGTCGTGCGAATACGAGTGCCGTTGACAGACTGGATGGCAAGGGTTAGCTCTGCGATAGTGTCACGAACTTCCCCAAGATTCGCCCTAGAAAAAGAGCGTCCCGCTATCGAATAGCTAGACCCAGCCACCGCAATCGCCTCAAGACAAGTCACATACTTATCACGCAGAGAAGTTAGGGTAGCAAGGGGTAGCCCAATGAAATCACCCTTCGCCATTCTCAACCTCCTCTGTCAAACTTGCGGGTGAAACTTTGAGCCGTCCGTGGAGTGCCGCACCCACAATGTTCATACATTCACAGTCCATTAAGTGATTGTGCTTACCAATTTGCTTCCACACAAGTCTTTCCCTGCCAGTCATAGGATTTTTCACCCTTACCTTCACCTCTGCTTCGATATGCACCTTCCAAACATCGGGCGTATCTAGGGCGATGAATCCCTCCTCTTTTAATAGTTGAGAGAGGATGTCTTTGATTGATGGGTTCGACCATCGCCAAATCGGGCAGAGCTTCCACTTCCACCCTGCCTTTGATTGAACTGCCTTACCAGAGAAGGGGTCGCCATTTGCGATTCGAGCGTATGGCCTTTGAACCTTCTGCTCGTTCACGATCTCAGAGAAGCTGGTCTTGTCTGAGCCGACCAACGCAACCCAGCCGTTCTTGCAACAATTCAAATATACATCTCGGGTTTGATCGCCCGAATCAATTAAGACGCACTTATCCTCAACACCAAACTCATCTTGCTTTGCCTTTATGTCGCCCCAAGTTTCTAGCCTACCCGCCCACACAAGCCTTGGTTTGCCCTCTAAATCCCAAGCCCTCACAACGCACCAAGCGTGGAAGCCCCCCGCCTCTTGGATGTCGCAACTCATAATCAGCTTATCTCCCATCCGAACCTCTCCCATCTTGTAAGCACCGGGAACGATCTGCATTTTTTCTGATTCGTGTTCCATCCATGGCTCGGCTAGGACTCGATTCACAAAATCTTGCAGGCCGATAATCCCGCTGTGCTTATCTTGTAGGAACTTGACTGCCAAGCTCCCGAAGCTAACCCACGGAGCGTATAGGCCGTTGAGGTGATACGAGCGTCTGGCTGGTTCGCCCTTGGGGTTGGTTGCCCTCCATTCCCCCTCTCGGAGCATCTTGGTTTTCTGGCCGTCTTGAATCTTGCCCTTGCAACCCTCGCACTCGTAGTAAGTCGACGATTTCACTAGGGCGTAATCATAAACGCCATCTTCTATCTTGGCCGCTTCATCCCACTTCACTTGCCCCCAGATTAGTTTTTGTTTTAATCCGCAATGGGGGCAAGGTACAAAATAGAAACGCATATCGCCCTTCTGCCATTCAGCCCAGATTATTGAGTCGGCAGTTGTTGGGGTACTGGTTGCTATGATTAAATGATTGGGGTAGGTGCTGACTCGTGCCTCTGCTAACTGCACCGGATTGGCCTCCCTCCCCGACCCCGCTTGCTCTGGAAACTTGTCCACCTCATCCATGCAGAGCAAAGCAATTGAGCGACTGGAAAGAGCCGAGGCACTTGTTCCCGCCCACCATACCGAACATCGTTTGAAGTGTTGCTCTAGGATTTTGATTCGGTCTGTATTTTCTGGCCGTTCTTTGGCTAGGGCTGGGCAATCGTCCACCATCGGAAGCCAGCGGGTTTCTGTAAATGATCGGGCTAGATGTTCTGAGGGCATTACCCACAAGACCGGGCAAGGCCGTTCTGCTACTCGGTAGGCTAGGCCAGCTAGAATCGTTGTGGTCTTTGAGGTCTGCGCCCCCCAGACAAGGACAACTCTCCGAATCGAATCATCGCCAAAAGCCTCTAGGGGTTCACGGACATAGGGCGTGAGTGTTGTCGAATACGCTCCGGGTATGTTCGTTACCCTCGCCGAGAGCGTTAGGTTTTTCTCTGCCCATTCTGGGATTGATAGTTGTTCTCTTGGCTCAAAGAAACTTCGGCTGAACGCCCCGATGTTCATCTCTTAACCAGATAATCTTTTGCATACGCCCACGCTGGGTTCATGTGGATTTTATGATGGCACTCGAAGCAAACCGCCAAGAAAAACTCTACCTCGTTGAGCCTATCTCCAAACCTCCCTCGCCTATGGTGAACTTGGCTCGCCATCTTGCTCTGGCAAACTTGGCAGACCGGCGTGTTGCCTAGAAACTTCTCTCGCACATCAGAATAGACCTCGTTTTGCTTTCGCCTCTTGGCAGACACTCGGCGTAGTTTCCCACCTCGCTTGAGTGTGGTTTTTCGTTTGAGGGGTGAGCGTTTCATTCGTCAAAGAACGGAAGAATCAATCCCAGCAAGCCGAGGGTGGCGATGATGACGAGGAAACATTCGTTCACTTGTTTATCCACTTCCCGATGCACTCAAATAAAGTAGCGAGTAGATAGGCGAGAATAATGCAAGCCCAGAACGCCACATTAAGTAGCACGATTCCAAGCACTATCCCGACCCCTATTTTTAATCCTAGTATCATTTAAACGCCCCCTCTGCTTTCTGGATGGTAACGAAGATTTGATTGATTCCGTCTTGGATGGCTTGCTTTGCACACTCTGGGTCTGATGGGTTTGCTCTGGCCGCTAGGCTCGAAGGAAGGGCATCCAGAAGCGATCTGATTGCTCCGTGCCACTTCGTTATCCATTCTTGCACTTCCCCCATGCGAACTGTGACTCGGCTCACTTCTTCCCATCGAGCGTGTTCCATTTCTGCTTCTGCGACTCGCTTTTTTGCTTCGCCCCATCCTTGCACCGCCGCCCTCATAGCGACTGGGTTTTGATTGTTTGCCGCCGTGGCTACCAATGAGTAAGCAACTACCTCGGCTTGCTTCGCTCGATTCAATCTGCCAAGCGAGGTTTTCGATTTGTATGACTCGGCATCCGAGTCTTTTAATGGCTCGGATGAGGTCTGGGATGGTGTTCGGGCTATCTGTGATTTGCTTACCCGCTTCTGGTTTGCGAGCCTCCACCTTTGAGCATCTGACTCGGAGGTGAGGGGCATACCCCGCTTTACCATTCGAGACAACTGCCCCGCATCGATGCCCCACTTTTCTCGGAGTTCTTTTTGGGTAATCATTGGCTAGGGTAACTGCGGAGGGATAGTCCTCATTCATTTGGCAAGCGTGGCCTTTTTGCCAGTAAGGTTTTCCCATCGCTTCACAATCACATCGCAGTAGTTGGGGCTGATTTCAATTCCGTAGCATTTGCGACCTAATTGCTCGGCGGCGATGATAGTTGTTCCAGAACCGCAGAATGGTTCGTAAAGGAGGTCTCCATTCTTCGTGTGATTGCCCATCGCATAACACCACATCTCTATTGGCTTCATTGTCGGGTGTTCTCTTGATGCCTTTGGTCTTTTGAAGTCCCACACGGTTGTTTTTGTTCTATCTTTGTTTTTTAATCTTTCTCCGGGTTTCCATCCAAAAAGTATGGGTTCGTGTTTGTAGTGGTATTCACTATGACCCATAACCATAGAATCTTTATTCCATACCAGTATTTGTCTTAATATTTCTCGGCCTTTCCAATCGTTCAAGAACACACTATGCAACCGTCCCGCCGGGACGGTTGCGATCCAGTATGCCCCATCCCTAGACATAGACTCGGCCACATCGAACCAGCTCTTGCATTTTTCAATTAGTTCTGACTCTGATAAATCATCGTTCTCAATTTTTAATGCGTCCTTGGTCTTGCCTGTGTAGCTGACCCCATAAGGCGGGTCGGTAAGAACCATATCAGCAAGTTTCCCATTCATTAGCTTTTCTGCGTCTTTTATGCTTGCAGAATCACCGCAAAGCAATCTGTGTTCACCAAGAAGCCACAAGTCACCCGACTTGGTAATCGCATCTACCGGAACTTCTGGCACTTCGTCCTCGGTTACTTCTGGGTGTGCGTCCTCCATCATCAAGGCAATCTCATCCATCCCGAACCCAGTAATTTCCATGTCTAGATCGCCAGTGTCGATTTCCTCTAGGATGTCTTTGAGCATCGGCATATCGAACTCTCCGCTTAACTTGTTGAGGGCTATGTTGGCCGCCTTCTCCTTTTGCTCATCCAAATCGACTGCCCACACATCCACCTCGGTTTTGCCCATCGCTTTATAGACCTTGAGCCTCTGGTGGCCTCCAACCACATTCCCAGTTCGGGCGTTCCAAGTGATCGGCTGGATGTTTCCGAACTCCGCTAGGCTCTTGGTCAATCGACCCATCGCCTCATCAGAGATTTTTCTAGGATTATATTTTGCCGCCGATATCTCAGCGATTTTTTTGGTTAATAGACAAGGATATTTCATAGGGTTAGAAAAAGTTACGCAAGATTTGTGG